ACATTACGTGGTGCTTTATCAAGAATCGCAAAACCTACAAAAGCTATGCGTGACACAATGGCAGATTTAGGTATTTCATTTTACGATAGCGAAGGCAATATGATCTCACTGCAAGACCAAATTGGAGTTCTATCAAATTCGTTTGACGGGCTAACCCAAGAACAGAAAAACCAAGCGTTGGTTACATTGTACGGGCAAGAATCGCTGTCGGGTATGATGGCACTTATCGACAAAGGTCCCGATTCTCTAGGAAGCTTAACTAAGTCTTTAGAGGAATCAGATGGTGCCGCTGACGAAATGGCGAGAACGATGCAAGACAACATGAATTCATCTATTGAACAGATGTTGGGTGCACTTGAATCTGCAGCGATCGTCATTCAAGATATTTTAGCGCCAGCAATCAGTGCGGTAGCTGATTATATTGGTGGATTGGCTGAGAAGTTTGTTTCTGCTCCTAAGTGGATGCAGACGGCTATCATTACATTTGGTTTATTAGCTGCAGCAATTGGACCTGTGTTGCTAGTCGTTGGAACCTTCCTAATTAAATTGCAAGATTTCAAAATCGGATTAGCAATACTAAAATCAGATTTCCCTAAAATTGGGAAAGCGATATCCGGACTTATGAGTCCGTTGAAATCACTTTTTGGGATCATTGCAGCCAACCCTATCATTTTGCTAATCGCCGCCATTGTAGCAGCAGTAGCCGCGTTCATTTACTTCTGGAATACGAGTGAGGAGTTTAGAAACTTCTTTATCGGTATGTGGGAATCTATAAAGGATACATTTGCTTCCGTATGGGAATCGATGAAAACAGGATTAGAAAATTCATGGAATGCAATTGTCAGTTTTTTAACTCCAATCGTTACAACTATATCAAACATGTTTTCTCCTTTAATCGAATTTTTCAGTGGTTTATGGGAACAAATAAAAACTATTGCAGGCGCAGCGTGGGAATTAATCAAAGCAGCAATTCTTGGACCTATTCTTTTGCTGATTGATTTGCTAACTGGAAATTTTGGCCAATTCAAAGAAGATTTAAGCATGATATGGAATACTATAAAAGATAGCGTATCGACAATTGTTAAAACAATGATAGATATAATTATAGGTTACTATACAGCACTATTTGACACAGCCAAGAACATATTTAGCGGATTAAGAGAATTCTTATCTGGCATGTGGGAAAGTATCAAAACAACCGCCAGCAATGCTTGGCAATCACTAAAAGATACCGCTTCACGAGTATGGGGTGACATGGTAGATGGCGTTTCTAATTTGGTGGGGGATATTTTTAGTTGGTTTGACAAAATTAAAGATATAAATTTGTTAGACGCTGGTAAAGCTATCATTGACGGATTCTTGAATGGACTCAAAGAAAAATATGAAGGCGTAAAAGATTTTATTAATGGGATAGGCGACTGGATAAGAGAAAACAAAGGGCCGATAAGCTACGATAGAAAGTTGCTGATACCAGCTGGTAGCTCCATTATGGACGGACTTAATTCGGGTTTAGCATCAGGTTTTAAAGATGTTCAAGACAATGTGAGTAATATGGCTAATAAACTAGATACATCTTTCGATATCAACGCTAGAGTGTCCGCGGTCAACAGTCAGATTCAAACACAAGTCCAGCATGAAGTAAGTTATGGATCAAACAGCAAACCAGCATTGTTTAACATTCAGTTAGGCAATCAATCGTTCCAAGCTTTTGTTGAGGATATCAACGAAGCGCAGGGCAACGGAATTAATGTAAATATG